ATGTGGCGTAGGAAGCTGTACTTCATTCCCCGTCGCTGGAAACGGCTCTCTCGATATAATCATCGAAGGAGCTTTGAAAATTTGTCTAAGTGTTCCAAAACACTCTGTAAAACCTATATTATCTCTACAAAGTATTCCAGGAGATATAATATCCTCGTGACGACTTATTGGGCATCCTATAGTAAGCTCTCTCTTACATACATCACATCTCATATCATATAGCATTATCTGCCCCTCTTATCCTGTAATAACTGCGGTGCTCTTTGTTGTACGTTCTGCATAAGTTGTCCAAACTGATCTATCCCAAGAGGTTGTTCCTGCGAAAGACCAGCCCCTTCTGGAAGTCCTCTCATCATATCATCAAACGCAACTCCGTGCATATTATGAAGAAGATATTCAGTTAACTTAACAGGATCAATAAGAGGATTAGTCTTAAACTGTTCATAAACTATCAAGGCTTTTTGTTCCTTAAGTTCCTTAGTCATAGGAATACTTTGATCTGGATCAACTGAAATTTCATACTTACCACGTTTAAGCATTGCAGGCTTGAAGTGCACCCAAATAGGTACACCACCCGGCCCAACTACATCTACTACCTGCTCTTGCGTCCAATGCTTAAAGATGATAGTATTAATATCGTGTGTGAGAGAGACAAGAAGATCAGCAATCATATCTCTTCTTTCATCTACTCTTATCTCACTGGCTGCCTTGACAATTTGTGCCTCCGTTGCTGTAGGACTTTCTCTACCACCTTGAAACTCGCCAAACTCATTCCGACTAAAACCGAGAGTCTCTCGAACTTCATCCCGTAACCCTGCTTCGCTTTGGAACAGAGCACTTGGAATATCAGCAGATTGCATAACCTTAATAGCTTGATCTACCGGGCCATCTACCCATACAATCGGAAGAACATCTGGCCCAATCAACTTAGCTGCTTCTTCTTTAGATATGGAATTTCTCTGAGCTAGTATTCTAACAATGCTGAGACGTCTATGATACATCTCCATCGTCTTAACTTCGTTCAGCTGTAACTGCAAAGGTTCAAGCATCTGACTATCTGGAATACCCCAAAATCTCTCATCGTCGTCATTAAAGATTATTGGGTTTCCAACTTCTATTCCTAACCTCAAGAACTCATCATCTTCCTTAGCTAATACATCATCATTAAGATGTGGACTTAGAATAAAGACTAATCCTGTTTTCTTATCTCGTATTTCATAAAGATCAGCCATTTCAACAGCATCTTTTTGACCCCTCCTACCGAACTCTTGTCTATTAAAACCTTGTGCTGCTGGTTTAATCTTGTCTACATTTTTAAGTCTTTTGTCTATCCTAAGATCACTTATGGGTCGTCTAGTTATAAAGCACTCCCATCTTGCATCCTCCCTATTAGCTGTGCCAGCAGGTACGACATAGCCACTTACAGGCCATCTTGCATACCACGGCATATTCGGCATTACATCGAAGTTGTATTCAACAGATTCTTTTCCATTATTATACAGAGGTGCTTCCGTAGTTCCTACACCTTCTGGACTAGCATGGAATTGTGAACCAAAGCCAAGTTTTCCTATGCCTGTACCGAACATAAAGGCATCCTGTACCTGACGCTTCATATGTTTCTTTACCTGCATTTGAATCAATAACTTGTTGTCTGTACGCTCGAGGAGCTTGGCAAGTAAGAAACCTTCCATACCGGGTTTTCTGGAAACAACGGAAATAGAAGGATTTCGAAAATATATACGTGGAACAACTGTCCGTACCATTTTGAAGAACACGTTAGAGGGCAAAATGCCTGGTTTCCACTCTCCTCTGTACATATTTCTCCACATCTTCCATTTTTCTTCATAAGCTGCTTCCTTTCTAAAAGCAAGACCTAATCTAATCTGTTGAAGCCACCAAGGTACATCTGGATTATTAGCTTTTCCCTTATATCCTTCCACTAGATTACACTCCAACTCTTAAGATTCTGAAAGGTTACAGCACTTCTACCTTCTAAATTAGGAAGATAGCTCATTCTAGGAAATTGCACCTTTTCTATCGTTCTATAGATCCTTCTTGCTGCCTCTCTCATATCTTGTCCTCTTGCTACAGCAGTATATATAGGAAATGTCTCACCACTCATCATATAGCCTGATTCATCTTTATATACACCCTGTAGAAAGATATGCTTCAAATTCTCACTTTCTACCCCTAAAACAGGTGCTCCATGCATACCCTCATCCCTACTCTGTACCTCGATTCCAAGCAGATAGTCCATAGACGCATCTACCTCAGATTCGCTGCCAAAAGCAAGAGAATTAAGAAAGTCGGATAAGGGGGTTTTCAGACCTTCCATCATCGCGAATATGCACGGAGCAGTCAATCCTATGTTAAACTTGTCTACATACACAATATCTGTTCCATCTTCAACTATCAGATGGGCAGTAATCGCCCCCTTGTAGTCTACAGCCCTAAGCCATTTCCCAAGAGGTTCTATTGTATTAGCTGTCAGCTTTGTATTCGTCTTCTGGGCTAACATTGCAACAGCACCAGTTTCCTTTGCATCTGGGGTGGAATAGAAAAACGGGCGAACCCAATTAAGTCCATTGAACCAACCGATAACATTTATCTCTCTCCCCTGCATCTCTCTTTGCAGAAGTATTTCCTCTCCTATAGGAAGTTGATACATAGCCCAGGCCATCCATTCCTGGCGAGTACAGACAAACAGATCTCTCCCAATCTTAATGTTATAGCGGAGGAAAGTTCCTTCTAATACCTTCGGCTGCAATCCTTGAGCATCGCTATATACGGTAGTCTCAGGAAATTTAATCCCCAGCCTCTTCCCCAACTGGTATTCTTTAACACAATCTTCGTTAAGCATATCGGTCATAGCTGTACAGCCAATAATAGGCTTGTTGTAGGTACTAGCACGTTTGTATAAAGATGACCAGCCCCCACAGTCCGTAACTATGAATTTACACTCCTGCACTGATTTCCATAAATTCTGTGATATTTCATAAATACTGCTACCTGTATGAACCAGTGTCAGTGTATCAGAAAAAACGTCTACTTCATGCCCCTCTTGAACTAGCCTTTGCGCTAATCCTAATGCCGAGCCGTCGCGCGTCAAAATTAGAATTTTCAATTTACTGCCCCTATGTCTTGTCTTGGTATCGGATATCCACTACCCGAATGATTCTTTCCTTTCAGATCAGCTATAATTCCCTCGAGGCTGAATGGATCAAGCATGCTCCCTGCTGCAGCTTGATACTCCTCATGCTCAAGTAAGTAACCAGCCCTAGTCGCACCCATTAAGCCAGTTGCCATAGCCATAACTCTATCGTCGAAGCAGCCTGCTTCTGCCTCAAGTTTGCCATTTTGTTGCTCGGCGAATGTGTTAAGTTCACTTCGTAACAACGGTGAGTGGATGATAAAAGTATTAGCTAGTTCGTGACGGAGATTACCAATCATTATGGGCTTGGTTTTCGATGTAGTTCGATAGCCATAATTAACGATGTTATCACTATCTTGCTTACTTCGGAAGATAAGTTGTAATGGATATATCTGCTGAAGTGCAAGAAGCGTAGTGGAACCGTAATTATTAGATTCAACTGTCACATACGCATCATTCCAATATCTGGCAATCTCCACCACTTTATCTGCTAAAACATCAGGAGCAATGTTATCTCCTACCCACTCACCAACCTGCTCCCACTTAATCAAATCGATTATTTCTATAACGCTCCTGTCCTTCTTAACGCCACCGCCTACATCAACTCCCAGAGCATACTTACTCCGCTTGTGCTTGGCATCATCTATCATTACATACTGATACTGATCTAGGCGTGTCCAGTCTGTTGATGGCTTGTAGTTAATCCTGTTGAAAAGGGAATGTCCCGTAGTCTGGAAGCATTCATCCAGCGTCATTGGATATTCCTGTTGGAATAATCGAATATCGTAATCTAGTTCCTCCAACTTCTCCCGCCTAAACAATAGTTGTCCAGCAGTAACTCCATAGTCTTTAATAAGATCAGCTTCACCAATCTCGTCGTCTAAGTTATTTAGAATATCCTGTTCTTCCTCATTGCTTATTTTCAGATTATATTCTCTAAACTTAAGCCAAGATAAAAAGTGTAAACGCCAACGATTCTTTCCTTCCGCTGCCCTAGTGCACATTTTATGATAAAAGTTACCAACTCCATTCCCTGTGCTTTCCATAGCAATCTCACCATTACGAGGAACCGCCTGGAATAGACCAGCAGTTAGCTTCTTCGGGTCGGGCCAAAATGCTACCTCGGAACAATGCAGATC